GGTCTGATTATAAAAACCGAGCAGTTGAGACGTTGCCGTGCCTATTTTCGTTCCCGTCGTTGTTGCCGCGGCAATGTTCGCCCCAGCTGGTAAAGAAACCCCGCCCGTGGCGGTAATCAGGCCGGTAACACCAAGAGTTCCTGCGACAAGCGTATTTCCGGCATTTGAAACTTTGAAAACGCCATTGGCCGCATTACTCCCGCCGTAAAAAATAATTGAACCCGTGGAAGAATTGTTATAATTTAATTCAAATGAACCGGAACCTGTGGTCTTGAAACCTACTGCGGAGTTTGTTCCCCCGGTATTAAAATAAATGGACGTATTGCTCTGAAAAATGCCTAAGCCCGTTGAACTGAGTTGCATCTGGATATACTTCGCACTATTAGTATCGTATCCATAAACAATAAAACCGCCCAATGTCGCATCTTCCTGAATCCTGATATTTCCCAAAGTGAGTTTTAGTTGCGTCCCGTCGAAAGTCATAACCGCACTACTGGCAAAAGCAGATGTTCCCGCACCGTAAGGAATATAACCGGCGGCAAGAGTTGCCAACCCCGTCCCGCCGTGTGCCACGGGAAGTATGCCGGACACATCGGTAGTGAGAACAATGTTCGCAACGGTGGACAAAAGACCGGCGACGCTGTTCTTGACAAAACCGGCAACAGATAATGCCGAATCCGTGATGTTTGCAAAAGTCGGGTTATCCCCCGATTTATAATAAATGTTTGTATCTAATGTAAAAGTTCCGGCGGCAGTCATTTTAACGAATGACGCGGAAACATAAGTAAGTCCAGCGAGGGAAGTTAAATTTGTAGCAAGTGGTTGATAGCTTCCGGCTACCTGATAGTAGGCACCGTGTTGTCCATCTAATTTATCTGAATCCGCGGCTGTCCCGGCCAACGGAAGGTACAGTCCCGCGTGACCCCCCCATCCATAAGCCGCATTCCAGTTCGAGACTAACGCAGATGTCACCGGGCCGCCGTCTATCGTGATCTGGCCGAATGTGGGTGTGGAGAGCGGGCCGAGCTTTTTACAAATCACCCGTAAAGCTCGTTCTACACTTTGCCAATCACCAGCTACGATTTCAGGAGCAAATGCCATTATGCTCTTGCTCCAGTTATGGGCATATAAGTATTTGCGAGTTTCGCGTTTGTCAGAGGAGTTTTCCCCTTATCTGCCAATCCAAGAGGAATGTTCCACTGTCCCGTTGTCGGATCCTGGGTATATTGTCTTCCATTAATTACAACCCAATTCTGTTCCTGACTCGCCCCTACCGCCCCCGGAGTATTATACAGATTTAAGGACGAACGAGTCGTAGCCGGCTGTGTAGTTACTGGCTGACCATTACGATCCAGCATCCCCTGACTGCTACGATCTGATACCGGGGCAGAAGGTTGCGATGTCGACGGGGAAAACGCAGAACTGGTCAGTTTCGACGGGGCGATTATGGTCGATGTCTGCCTTGGGTTACCATATTGTCCGGCAAAATTAGCCGACTGCATATAAATATCGGCTAATCCTTTTGCACGTTCGGACTCCGCCTGTGCCAACGTTGGTGCCGCAGTTTCCTCGGCGAATTTATTTGCGAGTCCGCCCGCCATCGTAGTTCCTGCGAGGCCAGAACTAACGAGATTGTTCATCCCGGACGCCATAGACTTTTTGCTTAATCGTGCGAGCATTGCCTCGACACCGGCGGTATACCCGCCGCCCGGAGCGTACTGAGCCGCTGCCTGCTGCAAGAGTTTTCGCCCCGTGAGATAACCCTCATTATAGACCGGATCCGCGTTAGCAAGTACCATTTTATTTCGCCTTTCCCGACAAACTACCACCTATATTAAGCGACTCGAATGCCCAACTTTCGGCAAGAGTCGTATTTTCAAGACGTATAATACCAAACAGTCCTCTTACTTGTTGCCGCCTCGAAGATCCGCGAAAATTTCCCGGTCCTTTGAACGTGCCGGCGACGCGAGGGGCCGTGTTTGCCTTCGCTGTTTTTATGGCGTCAGATCCCGTTCGGCCCGCAAAAATTTTATATTTGACATCATCGGAATCCGCCGCTGTCGAGGCGATCCCGGTAGCAACAGTAAGATCTACGGTTTCCAGGATTCCTTCTTTTCGTTGGCCGTCGCCTAAAGAAAACGGTCCGAAATCTGCGTAACTATTAATTGCAACGTTCGCGGCCCCGCCATCATCGCTTTTTTGGTCGTCATCAAACCGCCTAATATAACCATCTGCCGACCCTATAAGTAACCCATCTAAAGTTTTGTCCCCAGTTTCGTAGTTAATCGCTGAATAAACTCCACAAGCCGCGGGATATGTTTCGGGGAAAAACCCCCCGATATTTTGTTCCCCGTCGCTCGCGGAAAAACTATAAAAATAATTTGAGTTCGCCCCGGTATCTAACTTCGTGACCGTGATTAATATGCCGGAGTGTGCGGGGTCATAGGCCATCGTAATCCGATGAGTAGAGTTTGACGCATTTTCATCTTTTACCAACCGCGGTAAACGAACACGCGAGATCAGGACCGGGCTGCCGGGAATCGTAGTACGATAAATACCGTCTTTTCCCCAGAAGTATAACTGACCGTCTTCCCCCCAACACCAGGACGTTGCCCCAAATATCCCAGTGGTACGATCTAAGGACCGGAGTTGTCCACCTTCCGCGGGATCTCCGAACAACACCCACATCGATCCCGCACAGCCAAATACCAGGTAATCGTCCTTATTCGGTATCAACGCTTTAACAATATCGCCTAAAATCCCGGCGTCCGCGTTACCGCCTCGTACCGGGGAACCAGCGTCGTTTGCAGCATATAGCCAATCATAGGGTTGTCCGGATCGACACATATACCACTGATAAGGTTCTTCCGGATTACCGGATAAAACTACCCGATTTCTATAGCGACAAACGAGGTATGCTTTTGTCGGCATAGAGCCATAAGTGATGCCGCCCGTAGTTTCGGGATAAACTGCCCAATCTCTCCAGTGCGGCGATGCCGTAACTGCGGTAGGCCCGAAGTCTGACCCTGTTCCACCTGTAACGTTTGTCGTGTTTACGAACGTAGTGGCACTCCCAGTATAGTAAGCGAAACCATAAGTAGTTAAGAGGTCGGCGGATACATAATCCACGACCATGTTCGCTGTATTACCAGGACTTTGTGTTTGTGTGATTATATCGCCGAAGGCATTAGGTACGGCCACTTCCGAGTGCGTTAATTTAACGTTTACGAAATCCACGATCTTTAACTTTGCACCGTTCGCGATGAAGCATTTCTGAAACGCTTCCGCCATCGTCAACTGATCAGTCGTGTCTATCGTGTTCCTCGCAGCTACGAGTTCTACCATCGTCCCGGCAGGCATCTTATATGTCCTCGATCCAAATCTGGTTACTTCCCGCCGCGACTAATCTTGATTTTGTCGCGGTGTTGTTGTTCGTAAATTTCTTAGTTAAAACTCCTGTAATTGTCCCCGCCCCGGAAACCGTACCGGCGAGGTCTATATAGATTGAACCACCTTCGCCATAGGTTTCAAACATAAAGTCAACATCAGGGTCATAAATTTGCCACTCCTCGGCATCGGCATTAAACCACCAATCAGTACCGCCCGCGTAATCCGCCGGATACGGATAATACCAATCTATCCACCCCCCCGCCCCGACTACAGACAGTACTATCGCATAAACAACACCCTCCGTTACAGAAACAGGAGTTGTAAACGTAAATTCTACCCAGGCCGCCGTCGTAGGTATGGCACTACCGGCGACAGTTTTTGACGCTAAATCTGTTCCGTTTGGAGCACCGTCGGTTGTCGCCTGTAACTGGACCGTAATCGAGGTCATCGACTCTACGCGGTCTAAATATAGTTTAATACTTGACAAACTATAATTTGAACTGGCAGCAAAGGTCTGTGCAACGGCCTGAGAATCGTCGGGGCTATAACCGTTTTCCCCGATAGTATCATAATAATCTTGTTTTGCCACTTTAATCCAACGTAATTGAGAGTTGCCCCACCGGGAATCTGGCAATCTTTTCTGTTGTTATGGACTTTGATTCCGTCAATGCCCCGCTCCCTAAAAAATTTCCGCCCGATACCGCGTCGAATAAAGCAATATAGGCTATCGTTCCCCAGTCTCCTGTAGCCGCGGCGAATTCAACTGCCGCGTCATTAACAACGGAACCAGCGGTTCGAGTCGTGGCCCCCAACGCTTTCCGGGTATAAGCCATAGCCACGGGTTCAGCAAGAGTTCCACCGGCTTCCCCCGGATCAGCGGTTGATAAACCAACATACCAGGTAGGGGCCGTATATGCCGCCTCGCTAAATATGTGGTCTAAAATTTTTCCTTCGAGGAAATCGCTTAAACTCATTTATATATCCTCTACCCAAATTCTATCTGCTGCGGCTGCGATTAGACGCCGTTTCTGTGACACAGTATTTGTACCCGTCGGAACGGGGTATCCAGTTAGAACAGCCGTAGTAAATGTCGTAGACAATCCCGTTGCATAAGAACCGAGATCGGGATTCCCTGCATACGTAACCACGAACCACTCATAAGTTTTACCGTAACCCAGGTCCGTGAAAACTATAAATTTTGTGTCCGAACTCCCCTTAAATACCCCGTCCAGATAAACGTGATAGTGGGGTTCCCCGCCAAACGAACCTACAACGTCCCCGCCCGACCAGGTAAATAACACTGTCCGGGCAACCCCGGTTTCTGAATCTGCGGGGGTAAGATTTACTGCGGGGGTGATGACAAAGTGCACGGATATACTAAAAGTCCAGTCATCACCTTCGACCGTTTCGGACCCGTAAATAGAGTCCACACGCCATACATTATCGAAAATTGATAACCCGATACCGTCGTGTTCATAAGATCCAGTTGTATTTCCCGCTTCTAAGAGTTCGTCATCGAGATAAATACTATATGAATCCGGCGGATTGTCCGGGTCGCCGGGTTCCCATGTTAAAGTTAGTCCGTGGCTTACATCGACGTTCATCGCGTCATCGGCCGGAGTGGGGTTAACGGCCTTTTCAAAAGTACTCGTGGTAAATGACCAAGTGGCGGTCGTGGCGTAGGTGAGGCCAACATACTCCCAATGGTCCACTACCCACGTCTTAGAAGTGCAGTAGTTCCCGTATCTTATATACCACGAATATGTGGTTTCAACCCCCCACTGTTCTAAGCCACAATCAACAGCGGAAATGGAACTGTCCCAGATTCCCCCGTTAATCGGGTAGTACCGCGTGGACACCCCCGTTATATGAACTTCCCACGGGAGCAGTTGCCCGGAATATGCGAACTCAATTAAACTGTCCGCGGTATTCAGTGGAATAGGTACGTCTGACGCCCCGTTCGCGGGATACGTCTGCACGATTGACATAGTAACGGCCACTTAATTCGCACTCCGTACTAAACACATACAAACCACAGGTTGTTCTACCCCGCCGATCTGCGTACCGGCACCCCATTTATCGAGGCCGGGACGCTGGCCCATCCGCGTTCGTCCTTCCAACGAGTCGATAGGACGAACATTATTCATATCAGGCGAAGTAAGAGCGGGCTGTTTTGCAGCAGCACCGCTCTTATCAATTCCTAACAGTGGAGGTTGTAGTTCCATATTAGCCCGCTGCAACTGTCATTAAGTTAAAGTTTGCCGCCGCTTTCGTCCCGATGTTGCCGTACCAGCGAGAAACCGTTGTCCCGTCAACGTGGATAAAGATACACCCAGGAGCATAACCCACGGAATTATCTGACGGAATTACATTACCATAGGATATCATAATTCCATCTTCTGTTGCCCAAATCGTGTGTGGCGTGTCCACGGCTGCCGGGCCAGGAACCATATTATGAGCCGCATGTGCTAATCTTGCTTCTACTGACATCTGTGTAACTCCTTAAAATTAATTTTAACGTTATATGTCATTATCGTTTGTCACTACATTCCAATTATGCAGGTCTTGTCCTGCCCGATTTCTATCATTAAGATTTCCTACTGTTCGCGGGGCACTCCCCTTATCCGTTCTCCACGCATCCGGAAGAGCGACTTTATTAAAATACTCAATCGCCCCGTCAATCGTATCCTTTATCTGCATTTCCAACTCAGCGAAACACGCACCCTTTACGGCTTCATCAAACTGAAATCCCGCGGGGTGCAGATTCGCAGAAGGCTGAACCATATAGGCCGAAGTCGTATTCGGTGTACTTGCTCCCGATAAGGCCGAGAACGTGAAGGTTCCGGTCGATTTCGTATAGTCAGCAACCGTCGCTGTTTCACCTTCCCCGGTTCCGGCAATAATTGTCAGGATCCAGCCGTTGAAATAATTATCGGCTTCTTTCCGGGTCGAGTCTGCTAAAGTCGTCGCCGCACCGCCGGTAGTAATCCCGGACTCCATCTGCATTTTATCAAAACAGGCAGTATACGGAAATTCCACCGTATCCGCGGCGACTGGACTCGCTTCGAGAAGAAGTTCCCAACGCCGTGCGGATCCGAGAACCTGAGAAGTCGGCTGATATGGAACGTAAGCTGCAAGATTCGGGTATCCCCTACTCGTCGAACACTGGCGTATCGCCTGGATCGTAGCCTGTGTACTCCACTGGATAGGCCCGTGCCCAGTGTTCTTTGCATACCGGATCGGCCCTGTGACTTCTCCACCAAAATCTTCCGGCATTAAATATCTGGCCGGGTCGTAATTTATGATGTTCGTTATTGAGTCAAACACACGATAGACGCTCGTGGTGTCCGGTGTACTTGCCCCGGATAATGCCGTGAACGCAAACGTTCCGGTTAAACTCGTGAAATTCGTGATGGTCGCTGTCTGGCCGATGCCTGTGCCACTTACAATATATAATATCCAACCATTAAAATAGTCATCGACTTCTGTTCTTACAGCATCCACGAGAGTTGTCTCCGTACCGCTATCCGCGGTCCCCGTGACCCAGGTCGGAAACGTGATCGAGGCCATGCGTTTACGCCATTTCCAACCATTTTCCGGTGCCCGCGAGATAAACATACGAATCCCGTCGTTTACGATCCGCTTGCACTTATCGAAATTGTATTTATCGACGGGTATGCAGGCTATCCCCTGCCCGTCAGAACCATAATAGGCGAGGCCCGCGGCTTCTGCGACTCTTAAAATAAGGTCGCTACAGGATAGGGCACTTGTTACTTCCGACATATTAGTATCCTAAAGTAAAAACCCGGCAGGCAGAGTAAAACCTGCCGGATTAATTTCTTAATTACTTACAGTTTCCTGAATAGGAAATATGGTTACGGATTGATCTGGAGGTTTACAAACGGGGCATTACTATTCCCGCTCGAACTTCCATCCAGAGCAAACCCGGCCAACTGATAACCGCTCTCTACTGTAACATCGGCACCTGACACAACCAGGCCAGACTTTTCAAACCACAGAGTACGGTCATTGGAGTCATTACAGGTATTCCCCGCACTCGTGACCCAACACGCACCCCATGTCTGGACCCACACGTATTGCCCCACCGTGGCAGACACAGCAGGAACGCCCATTACAGAAGCAAACGTAGTTACCCCATCCCCAAGACCAGTATTATTCAGGTCGGAGTACGGGTTCATCATCGCTTCAATGTTGGTCGTGCCAACGGTTACGGCTGTAACCAATGCGGCGTCTATTTCGACGGTAAGAATACCCGCAGCGGCAAGAACCGGATGACCGATAATCTGCCGCGTTTGCGGATGCTGAGAAGTGCCGTTACCGATAACGATGTATCCGCCACGCAGTTCGTCCTTTGTAAGGACGCCGGTAGCAAGGTGGCCGAAAGTAGACGCTATTGTCAGTGAGACATAGTGACTGTCTACGACACCCGCTGCAAGTACCGTGCCAAGACTGGCAGCAGTAGCCTGGGCAGGAGCAACAGCATTAGTGTTGCTGATTCGAGTCTGCACGGCACCGAGTTCAGAGACAACGCCCAGGGCACCGGCTTTCGCCAGCCTGAACACACGACCGTCTGGCAGAACCACGCGGTCCCCCAGGTTCCACTTCGCGGGCTTAACAGTCGAGACTTCATAAAGGAAGTCATAACTGGGGGCTTCAGACATTGAAACGAAGCCTTCCCGCCCCATTAAATTAACTCTGTTTTTTCCCAACATAATATATTTCTCCTTAACTGGCTTTGTGCATAACAAATCCGGCAGTCCGTTTGTTGAGGCACAGATTGTTATGTGCACCGTCAAGGTACACTGTGAACGTTGTATGTTGGCCACGATCCGTCATAGGCTCACCCTCTTCCATCCAGAATCCATCATGGACAACAGGAAGGAACTTTGCAAAGTCAACGCAATACAACGGAGTATAGGAAGCCCCGTTCAGTTGCGGAATAGGAACTACCGGCAGCCGATTGATATAACACAGACCGGAATCGTCCATCTTCAGATTACCCATCAGATCCTTGCCGGTGTGATTATCATCCCTCTTATCGGCAAGATCCTGAAGCTGTGCCACGGTGTCAAAGTCCGTATAAATACGTTTAGCAGCGGACCGTGTATTCGACGGATCGTTGATAAACAGAGGAGCCTTGAACCGGGTGTACAAAAACGCCTTACGGAACACGATCAACATAGCGTTGTCTACCGCAGTATATACAGCGGCATAGTTACGCCATTTTGTTTCCGCAGCGGCGTCGATACCCGAACATACCGTGCTGGTCGTAGCGTCCTGGAAAACAATAGTCGCCCCGACAAACCCGGCAGTCGTATTGATCGTGCCGGCAGCATTGAACATGTTCAGATAATACGGCACGCCATTAGGATACAAGTCGTCATTCGCATTAGTCGGGGTCATCCACGCCCGTTCCTCGATGAGTTCAGCCAACGACCAGAGGCCGTCAATACGCCGAACTTTCATGAGACTAATGAAACCCTTTGCGGAATTTTTATTCCGCAACATTTCAAACTTGTCCCAACTATAATTGGTCCCAACCTGGGTCCAATTAATTTTGATCGTGTGCATAACGTCGCCAACGTTCGGTTCATCGGTGTCATATAACCGACGATACCGTGCGGCTCCGCTATGGTCGAGCATGACTTTTCGCTCGATCATATTCCCGCCATCAACGACCGTCCGTTCTTTCTGATAAATACGGCAAAATTCATAGTCCTGGTTATCCCAGGAAACTTCGAATTCCTGCTTCGGAAGATCATTTAACGTACAGGCAATAAGATCTGCAAGATCAGCATTTTTTACCGCCATAATTATTACTCCTTACCAAATACGTTTGCCAATCGTTCCGCGGTGTTTGACTCGAAATCTTGTTCAGTATTCGACTTGGCACCTAACTTCGGCGATTGGCCTCTTGGTTTTAGTGTTAAACTTTTTGCTCTTATTTTTACCTTTGCCACAAGTTCTTTCCGAGCCGTTTCAGTACGCAACGAATCAGTAAGAACCATGTGGGCACGTTCCATCGCTTCGTTCAGGTCCATCCGTCTTCCAGTAACCTGTGCACCACTTAGAATTTCATCGGCCATGTTCAGGAGATTCCAACGATTCTGTTGCTGCCCTATCGTTAGGCCGCGTTCATCCTTGCCCTGTCCGTAGAATTCCCCATAGGCTTTCATAGAATCTCCCGTGAAGAATACGTCAATTTGCTGGCGTAAATACGGATCGGGTTGCGACTGCACATCCTGGCGAACAGGAGCGGACTGAACCGGGGCACTCGAAAGTCGCGTGACCTGCTCAGACAAACCGCAGACAAGATTCACCAGCGGGTCGTTTTTACCATACTCCGCTTCCAGTTTTTCCCGATCTACTTTAATCGGGGAAACAGGTTGGGCACCCGGCTGCACATTAGCCGCGGGCTGGCGTCCGAGCCGTGAAAATTCCGAAGACAATTTGTTCGTTGAGTGGTAAATCTTTTCGAAGGTTTTTAATGCCTTCTCCGGGTTTGACTCAAAGAAGTCCTTGATCTCCTCATGGGTCCACTCCGCGTGTATCGCGGCACGGTAAAGACTATCCGGAAGTTCTACTTCTTTTTCATCCTCTTTAACAGGGGTAGGCTTGTCACCTGCTTCATCAGTTGCCGGCGAATCATCAACCGACTCTACCGGGGTAACTGGTTTTGAAGCGGGCTTTTTTCCTGCCTGTAAGTCAGGATTCTCCAGATCCGGAGTACCGTCATCCTCCAAATTTTGTAATCGTTCCGCAGTTGTTTTAACTGCGGCCAATTCATCGTTAGTGAGTTCGACGTTTTCGATGTCTTCTGTTTTCGTTGACTTTGCTTGTAATGCCATAATAACCTCGTCAATAGGGTAAGGCGGGAGGTCGCTCCCGCGTTGCTATCGTATTTTTTGCGGTCGTTTTTCAAAACCGCATTTCTTTAAGTAGCGATCCTGTTGTCCTACGCTTTCAAAACCTACGGCTCCGTCCGGGCGTATAGGAACGTCCGGGAATAATTTTTTATGCGTTTCTATCTGAGACGGCGAGATTGCAAGAGACTCGGACCAATGTGTCGAAGAAAATTGTCTTCCATCACCCATCGTATCCGAACCACCGGAGAGATCCCATACCATTTCCGACCCACAAACCGGACAAATATGGACGTTAGTTTGCGTGTCTTCGACAACCTTACCACACGAAGGACACTGGAAAGTATGGATAACCATTATTTCTTTCCCTGCAAGCGATTCATTTCTTGTTCCGTAAGGCCCGCGATACGAAGGCCCGCTTTAATGGCTTTTGTTCGAGGAAGGTCCGGAATCAGTTTAATCGGTTTCTTAGTAACGGGCGGGATAGGAGCGAGTTCAGCATGGACTTTTTTCTTCAAGTCCGTCGCCCACGAGTCCCGTGTCGCGTTAAGGAGATCCCGTGTTTTCTGTTGCTCAGTACGGGTATCGTCCGCCACAACCTCTTTACCCGATAGGGCAGCCGCCATCTGACGAGCAGTCTTCTGATCCCCCCGTTCATTCTTTGCCATTAATAATTCCCCTCAAAATTCTGTTGGCCCTGATTAGCACCTTCCTGGGCCAATTGATTATTATCTTGTTCCGGCCTCATAACATTTTGCTGTACCGGGAACCCACCGTTTTGCATTGTATCCATCGATTGCCCTGGAATCGCCTTACCGTTTGATTGCGGTCCCATCGACAAATATATCTGCATCTTTTGTTCAAATTCAGGATCCTGGAATAAATCTTCTACCCAGTCCCCAATTCCGAGTTCGCCAGAAACACGAGTAAGATAGCGTTGTAGATTAAACTGTTGCCCCATAGACATCATCGTTTGTGCAACCATAGCGGCCTGCGGCATAACGTTCGTGCAGAACATTATAATCTGGCGAGAGCGTGTAACGGGATCGAGAACAGACATAGACTTTGCGACGATGTGCGTTACAAAGTCCACAAACTCCCCCCGCCGTTGTTCGGGTGTCAGGAACAACTGAGTATAGTCGCCTCCCGGTTCGCGTCGTGCGAGCGGTATGTTCATCAGCGGGTCAGTATGTAAGTACCAACGTTGTTTATCCGTTATGTCCGCAGTGAAATCATAGATCAATCCGCGGGCGTCCTCGATAGATACTGAAGCATTACCCTGGAGGATATTTGCCTGAGTCGCGGTCTTCGCATTGGAGCGATTTCCGGACATCTGATCCGGATTTCCCGCCATATAGTTGAACCAAAGTTGCAACTGGCCCAACATATCCGAGTTGCCCTGGTTCTTTCCACCAATCGAAATAGCGTTTATCGCGTCTTTCGGATTCGACGCGGCAATCGTGTCCCCGTCGTCTGAATCTACAATATCCTGGGCAACATCTGAGTGGGCGGGATCATACAGAAGTAAATCCTTTTGACGTTCCACTTGTTTCAATAATTTGCGGAATAAAGAATTAGCTGCGTTATGCAGATCGAATACCATAGAGGCCGGGGCGACCGGGAGGGGGTTGCCCTCCACCGGGGGAGTTAGAGCCAAGAAAGAATACGGTCCTGAATCAGGGCCATAAAAATCATTTACTCCAAGATAATCATCGAACGTACATTCGTCGGGATCGGGAATCGTTACCGTCGCGTTCGCCCCCGGAATCCACAATTCTACCGCGTGTACCATATCTTGAAGATCGTCGCTCCAGTTGGTTTGCGTCTGCGACAAAGAGATTACGGGTCGCTCCCCGCCAGAAAGTTTCGTGCCCGCGGATGGAAGCTGTACCACAAGATCGTGCTGGTAGGTATCCGTATCTAATAGATACTGCCTGGGAACAAGAACGCGATGTCCGAGAAACGGGCTTTCAGTCATTGCCCGTGCAGTCGCTCCCATAACGAAGTCATCGAGATCAACTAATTCCGTATACAACTGGCCGGGGTCCATTCCATTTTCTACGTCTAATGTAACGCCGGAAGAAGCAATACTCGTTTTAGCAACCGCCATAGCGAACATTGCAGAAACACCAGCAGCCCTCAGCACACGTTTAAGATTCATTTTTTTGTTTATACTGGTCAGGCCGAGACTCAGAAGCTCCGCGTATACCTTATACTGGAGGACATCTGTTGTAATCTGGCAGATGGGGTTGTTGCTTATGATGTTCGGTATCAACGCACGAATCGCAGCGAACAATAAATTCAGCGGCTCCTTCCCGCTAAGACCAAATTCTTCCCGATAATACTGGCCTACATAGGCCGCGATAAACATAGCACGAGCCTTGCGGTAACGCCGCAATCTTTCGAATCCGGCCTTTACCGCAGCACATACTTTTCGTGGTTGGATCTGTTCTTGCATTATCGTATTCCGAAATTAAAATTATTACGCCAACTCAACTTCTTCGCGGCCTTCTTCTTGTCCATTATTTTTTTCATCCTGCCCCCGCACGAATTCTCCGGGACAGAGATATTATTGTCTGATTTAGTAACGGGTGCGTCATCTTCTTCCAAAGTCAAAGCATCCGCGATAACCGAGTCACCGTGAGTGAGGCGTGCAGATTTACTTTCCTCGACTAAACCCGCCGGTCCGATCCCGCCGTCATCGTAATAAATATACGTAAACATTTCGTCGAGGGCGAACTCTGAATGATTAATATAACCACCGTGTGCCATCGCTCTATCGTAAAGAGTCAACAGTTCCAGCTTTGCTTCGCGACTGGAGTGCCAGCCGTACTTATCCGTAACGTCATCAATCGCCTTACCAAGAATCCGCTTCTTAAAATAATAAGGATACGAGAACTTTTTTACAATCTGTCTTCCAAAATCCCATCCCGGCCCGTTCATTTCCCATTTTAAGAGCGGCAGTCCGTGGGGCTTTCGGCCCCCGACCCACAGGGCTAACGCGACAGCGATCCTGGCGAGTTCATAGGGAGGAGTAGTAGCGTTTCTCCACTCAGCAATCTTTTCCCCGGTATCTCTGCATTTTACAGACAAGACCGAGTTCGACGCTCCCTGACCTTTACTAATGTCGCAACCAATAATATAAGATTTACTCTGGTCAGGACGCCCGCCCAATAAATCGCACCATACTCTAAGGTGCCCTTCCTTCGCCCGTATATACGACACCGAGTTCAAGTCCCGACGTTGTATGATCCGGGGAACATCGACATCAGGAATCGTCGTTTTAAGATTAACGTTATATCGAAATTTCGGCTCGCAAGCGAATAATGCTTTGTGTTTCGTGATATTCGAAGATGTAAAGAACTGATCCCCGGCCTCTAAGTCCTTACGCAAAACCTCCTGGGCCATTTCCTTCGGCGACCGGACTTTTTCTTCTTCATTAAACCAGGGAGAGCGAATTTCCCACTCGTTGATTTCTTCGTTTCGTTTAACGTAACGCCCCGCACCTTTTTCCGGGTGTTCCCAAAACGGCATTACGAAAACTTTAATCTGCCCCGATGTCTTCCATTTTGCAAACTCTGTTCCAGGACCGGCTGGAGTCGAGTTTATGATACGCATAAGGGCCACGTCTCTTGTAGCCGACCGCATCTTAGTACCGTGCTCCACCTTTGCGAACTCGTCTAACAGGGCGACCAAACGCCTGTCTCCCGACCCCGCGTGAGCCGTGGTAGATTCGCCATCAATCGTACTTTCCTGAACGATGTTATGCATGTGCATCGAAGTACGATACCGTTCACCAGGAAGACATTGCGGCGGACGCATCCATTCCGGAAGCCAGATATTTATATAATCGTGTTTCTGGAACAATGCCTTGTGGTTATCGACCTGATCGACGTATTCTTTTACACGCGACATTTCCAGCAGTTTGGCCGACTTGCGATACAGCCAGAGCCAGTGTAAAAAATAAACGCAACACCATGAGGCCCCCATGTCCCTGGTTTTGTCGATGAGGATATCCTCACCTTTTTGTAAGCAATTTTCGAAATTGTCAAAGAGCGAATCTTGTATATCCCAAGTGATAAACGGAACGTGAGGATTTTTCGCCTCGTGCCGAAGCCCCGTAATCGGATCTACCTCGTGTTGATGAAGGGTCCACCCGAAAGCATTAATAAAAAATAACTGAGATTCCGTACATGCAGCAAGAAGGTCGTTCTGAAGTCCTTCATCGGTTTCTGCATCCGCCAGTAAGTTTGCCCGCCACTCAATGTTTTCATCTTCGTGTTTCGGAATTATGATCCCGGTTTTAGGATCCTTCCAATACCGAGGAGTGTTGGGAAAGGGTTCAGGCAGACTTGGCTTTATCAGATCCTTTAGACTTACCCGCTGCATCTTTTATTTTCCCGGACGCATTTATGCGATTCCTGCTTTGTTCAGTAACTTTTTCAGACACGGTACGCCCGGCGTGCTCAGGCTCGGCGGCCAGTGGAACACGGCCTTCCATACGGTCGTATAACAACGCGATCATGCCCGCGTTCGGGACATGAACAATCGTGTTCTCTACAAGAGTTCCGCCGACTTTATCCTGGACGGTTTCTGTGTAACCCAACGCCATTTTCCACATCAAACGCGAAAGTGCCTCCGCCTTAGTAATCATACGCGGGGCGTCAGTAGGGGTATCCTGTTGAACCTCAGACTCTTCCAACGCTATCTGGCCGACCCACTTTGTAAGTAACCGGGTCGCCTTCTTTTTTTCTTCAGTGAGATTAGCCATACGTTTTCTTCAATCGAGTTTTTGTCGTCGCCTCGATGCCCTTGACTTTAGATTCGATAGCGTCCCTCTTCTCCTTCGGAACACTCGACCCGTATGCTTTCTTACCGAGCACTAACTCGGTAAGTTTACTCCTCGGCGTTTTCATCGCCGGGGCACCACCCGTTGTTTCAGCTTCTTTCGCGGCTTGGGCCTGTGCTTTTGCATCAGACATACCGCCAGCAACAAGTTTCTCGTAAATCTGAGAATACTGTAATTGATTTATAGCCACAACTATTTGCCCCCATAGACTTTTTTCAAACGTTTCTTAGTCTTGACTTCCAGGGGCAAGCCCTTTTCAGAAGTAGAGGCGAACTTGTGCAACTCAGATTTACTCATCTTCGCAAGACCTTTATTCTTGGCATAAAGCTCGCCGGGATTATGCTCGGCAATCGCCATAGCACGTCTTTGTTTTTTGCTTACTGCCGGCATATTATACTCCAGTTGGTACGGACTGCACTTCGGACATATAACCAATCGACAGGCTGGTATCGGCCCCGAAGTGAAGAGTCGTTATGCCATTCGGGATTTCGATACCGACACGTCCGTTCTTCGGAAGAACCCGCTCCCGGTTAGCAGCCGTTGAAGTTACGCCGGTGACGCTGAACCACATAACACCAACGCCATTGCTAACTATAATATAGCGTTTCCCAGGAACTACGGTCTGCGTGTAAGCTGTTCCAGCCGTAGTCACTGTAAGTGTCAGACCGGATCCCGCAACAGGACAAGCCCATCCCGAAGGATCGGCTTTCTGCCCCGCCCAGTTACAAAGTTTTGTTACACCGTCCATTTTATATTCCTTAAAAAGTTAAGCACTACCTTCTATATCGCAAATTGCTTCATCACCCGGTTCCGGGTCCGCCAGTACTTCTCGGACGGAAAAATTGTCGATTGTAAATACTAAGTCAAACGGCTCCCCGGACTTCTTAAAAATAAACTCAATTCCTCCATTGGTGGTATCGCAAGTTATGACTTCTGAAAAATCGACTTCTAAGTCCTCGGTCCCGAATACCACAGGCGCCGAAGCAGATATTTCGAGATAAATGTAGGGTGTAGGCGATGTCAATCCAGACCTCGTTATATGGGCCGCAACAAGGTATTGTGTCCCCGCCGTCACCGAAAGAGTCTGGCGCAAAGCATTTACACCAAATTGTGAACTTAACGCCCTGCCATTATCCCAAACGAATCCATCATCCGCGTTAACCCAGTTACTTAAGTCGGTATCAAACCCGCCATTTACAACCAGTTCTTCGCCTAAATACATTTCAAACCCCCGTCTTTAGAATTACCTTCTTCATTAACTTTTCAAGGGAACGCACGATCTGTTCCTCTTTCTTATCCAGCGGGCCATCAATCGGATTCGGCTTAGTCAGCGGCCATAAAAGTATATGAATCATTTCGTGGTATATAACTAAAAATAGGTCGCTGCGTTTATGCCGCTTGTCCGGGAGTAATTCAATCACCGCCGGACTATTATCATCCGGTATCGAAGTAACGGCATACTCGAATAGTTTGCTGCGGCCCCGGCGTACCGCGATCTCCCGCTTAATCCGGAAGTGTTTATTTATCGTCTTCACCCAATCCTGGGCCTCTTTAATTACCTCGTTTGTTATACGCATAGTAGAAACTCAGAATTAAAGGCCCGAGGCCGAAATCTAATCCAATCGTAG